GCCATAAGAGCGCGCTTTCACGCGGAAGCGATCGATCCTAAGAAAGGCAGTGCTACCGGTTACATAGCCAAATACATCTCAAAGAATATCGACGGCTATGCGCTCGATGGCGAGACCGATAACGAAAGCGGCGGGCTTCTGAAGGAGACGGCGTCCGCCGTTTCGGCCTGGGCGGGACGCTGGCACATTCGTCAGTTTCAGTTCATCGGCGGCGCGCCGGTAACGGTCTACCGCGAGCTGCGACGTATGGCGGATACTGAGGCCGCGCGCGGCTTGAGCGTTGAGTTTGCCGCCGTCCATGATGCCGCCGACGCCGGTGACTGGGCGGGTTACGTTACTGCGCAGGGAGGGCCGTTTGTCCGTCGCGATGATTTACAGGTGCGCACGCTGTATGGACCGCGCGCCGGGTTTAACCAGTACGGCGAGGAAACGGTCCGTATTCGTGGCGTGTACGACTCCGCCGTCGGCGCGGGCAGCCCGATTGTCACCCGGCTCACCCAGTGGAAAATTGTGCCGAAGAGGGCCTCGGAAATTAAGAATGCGCCTGAGCCCTCTCGGAGTTCTGTCAATAACTGTACGCAGGACGATCTGTCTCAGCCCCTAAGCCGGCGTGCGAGACGGGCATTAACCGAACGCATCAAATTCATCCGCCCCGGCGCTACGTCGCCCATCGTCTTCGCGAGCGACCCGCAGAACGGGGTACCAGAGAAGGTGATTGACGAGATACGGCTCGCCACCGGGATAGCCATCAGCCGGGGCGAGGCCCTGCATCTTATGGCCGGAGGCGTTAGCCGTTTCAACGACAAATGGTGCAGGGGCGCAGCTGACGGAACGCTATTTCCTGCAGCGTGTTCTTATCAGGAAAAGGCGCGGAAAATCCTTGAACGTATTGGGTATTTAACGGATCTGTTAACCAGGCGAGTACGCTAATCTTTATCGATATCATGTACATACCGTTAAAGGTTCTGATTTTTCGCTTCACTCTTTTTATGAATACATGATACTGTATGTTTATACAGTATCTCGTGGTGGAGGTTGTGTGGACAGAGAGTTGAACGAGCAGGTCATGATTGAACGAGTCGAGATGATTGCTCGGCTGACGACAGAAGGAACGTGTCAGGAAAGAGATCGTGAGATTGCCCTGAATTTGATTGCTGAGATTGCGCGGGGAAATTTAATCAAGAACAACGCCTTTACCGTTGTTTTCTCGGCATCGCCTGTTCCGGAACGAATCAAAAAAGAGAGTAACGTTCGGGTGAACATTACTCTCGATAAAGATCGGCTGGCTGGCCAGTCCGTCGCCGAAGCCTTTCAGTGCGAACTGACCCGCAGAATCGGGTCCCTGTTTCCGTCAACGAGGGTGACCGTGAGAGTAGGCTCGGTGACGGGGGTAGAGCTCCAGGGGCTTGAAAAAGAGGCCGATCGCGAGGCGCTGGACACTATTCTCCGGGAAGTCTGGGAAGACGAGAGCTGGCGCTAAACCCGGTTTTATTACCCGGACCGAACACCCTCATTAGATTTTTACGTTCCCATTGAACCGCGCTTCGCTTCCCTCGGATGGTTTGTTGTGTCCGCGAGCGTCCATCCGTCAGCGATAGCGAAAAGCCTGCTGGCCCGGGAAACTCTTCAGTACCTGGAAACCGGATGTTGGGAGCGACTGATGAAGATCTATGCAATGCAGGGGGACACGCTTGATGCCGTTTGCGCCCGCTTTTATGGGCGCACGGCTGGCGTCGTTGAAGCCGTTCTGAAGGCCAACTCTGGCCTCGCGGAGTTAGGGGTTATCTTGCCTCACGGAACGCCGGTAGAGATGCCGGAGGTGGATAGCGCCCCCACAAAAGAATCCGTAAACCTATGGGACTGAGCCTGGAGAAAATCACCACGTTTATCGCCTACTGGCTGGCCGTGGCGCTGGCCTGGTTCGGGGCGATGTCTCCTGACAAAGTCGCGCTGTACGTGGGAAGTCTTTGCGCCATTTTTACCGCGCTGACGAATTACTGGTTTAAGCGAAAAAACCTGGCGCTATCTCAAATCTCTTGGCCTCGATAAGAAGAGCATTCGTGAACTCAATCATTAAGCGTTGCAGCGTCGCCGGCGTGCTGGCCCTGGCGGTGCTGATGCCTGATTTTCGGTTACTGAAAACGTCTCCGGAGGGGCTGGCGTTGATTGCCGATCTTGAAGGATGCCGCCTCACGCCCTACCGGTGTAGTGCCGGGGTGTGGACGTCAGGCATTGGCCACACGGCAAACGTTGTGCCCACGCGGGACATTACCGAACGCGAGGTCGCGGCAAACCTGGTCGCTGATATGCTCAACGTGGAGCGGCGGCTGGCGGCGTGCGCGCCGGTGGAGATGCCGCCTCGGGTCTACGACGCGCTGGTGAGCTTCACGTTTAATGTCGGCGCAGGCGCTGCCTGCCGTTCGACGCTGGTGTCCTTTATCAAGCGTAAACAGTGGTCACAGGCGTGCGAGCAGCTTACCCGCTGGGTGTACGTCAACGGCGTTAAAAATACCGGGCTCGAAAATCGCCGTGTCCGCGAGAAGGCATGGTGCACGAAGGGGTTGCCATGAGAGCCCTCATGCTGGCGCTGGCCGGACTGCTGGCCATCACGCTGTGGCTCCGTCATGACAACCTGACCCTGTCCCGTTCCTTAGCTACGGCTAACCGGGTCGCCAGCGAGCAAAAAAATGCCCTCGCCACGCTTAACCATCAGCTGTCCCTGTCGCAACGGATTGCCCGATCAAACGAAAACGCCCAGGTCAGGCTCCGTGAGGCGCTTGTCACTGCGGGTGAGGAGAGCGCGAAACGGGAAGCGACTATCGGGAGATTACTTAATGAAAATGAAGCGTTACGCCGCTGGTATAACGCTCGGCTGCCTGATGCTATCCGCAGGTTGCACACCCGCACCGCCTGCGCCTCCGCAGCCCATTGTTTACCACGCCTGCCCGAAGGTGAGCCTCTGCCCGATGCCGGGCAGCGAACCCGCCACTAACGGCGATCTCAGCGCGGATATTCGCAGGCTTGAGTATGCCCTTATCGCCTGCGCGCTGCAGGTTGAAACCATTAAAAACTGTCAGGATAAATTCGATGCACAAACTCAAGAGCCTGCGCCAGGCATTAATTGACGCCATCCCCCAACTGAACGCCAGCCCGGAGCGCCTGCAGATGTCGGTCGGAAACGGCCATATTGACGCCCGCCTGGCCTCCTCGCTCTCCTTTGAAAAGCACTATGAGCTGATTGCAAAGGTCAGCGGTTTCACCGGCGACAGCGAGGGATTTTTCGTTCCCGTGCTGGCCTGGCTTCGGGAGAACCAGCCGGACATTTTTACCCTTGATGAAGGCCGTAAAAACGGATGTTCCTTCACGATCGTCTTAAACGATGACGATACGATGGATATCAGCGTCAGTTTGCAATTAACCGAGCGCATGCTTGTTGCACAGGAGCAGGGCGCTCTGCACGCGACGTATTCCCCCGAACCGCCGCTGCCGGAGCCCGTCACGCGTCCGACGTCGTTGTACATCAACGGTGAGCTGGTCAGCCAGTGGGAGGCGTAATTTCCCCCGCGCCGTGTTGTTTCATCCCGCATAAAACCCCGTCTCGTTGCTGCCGTTCCTCCTGAACGGCATTCTCTTCTCATGAATACATTAACTTCCATGAACGGTATCGCTCGCGCGATCCGCAATCTGATTCGTATCGGTGTTGTGACCGAGGTTGACCTCAACAGAGGGCTTTGTCGTGTCCAGACCGGCGGGATGAAAACTACCTGGCTGAACTGGCTAACCTGTCGTGCGGGACGTTCGCGCGTCTGGTGGGCGCCTTCCGAGGGCGAGCAGGTGCTGCTGCTGGCCATCGGAGGCGAGCTTGATACCGCCTTTGTGCTGCCCGGCATTTTCTCGGACGACCATCCGGCCCCGTCCGGGTCGTCTGACGCGCTCCATGTATCGTTCCCTGACGGCGCGGTGATCGAGTACGAACCCGAACGCGGGGCGCTGACGGTTACTGGCATTAAAACGGCCGACATTACCGCCTCGGAATCGCTGACCGCCACCGTGCCGGAGGTGCGGGTGACGTCAACTTCCCGCATCACGCTGGATACGCCTGAAGTGGTGTGTACCAACAAGTTAATTACCGCCTCTCTTGAAGTGCAGCAGGGCGGTGTGATGGCCGGAAATATTGAGCATTCCGGCGGTAAATTCACCTCCAACGGGGTGCAGGTGGACAACCACGCGCACGGCAGCGTGCAAAGCGGCGGAAGCTGGACTAAGGGGACACAATGACGGTGCGATACAGGGGAATGAACAGGCAGACCGGGCTGAGCATTTCAGAAGCTGAACACATCCGGCAAAGCGTGCGCGACATTCTGGTCACGCCGATTGGCTCGCGGGTCATGCGCAGGGATTACGGCTCGCTGCTGGCGGCGATGATCGACAGGCCGCAGAGCCCTGCGCTGCGTCTGCAAATCATGTCCGCATGCTATTCCGCCATCCAGAAATGGGAGCCGCGGATAAGCCTGACGGCAATCACTTTCGAGCGTTCGGAGAACGACGGGACGTTGTATGTCGATATCACCGGCACGCGCCCGACCTCCGGACAATCCTTTTCTATCACCATTTCACTGAGTTAAACGCTATGGCTATTGTTGATCTGAGCCAGCTCGCCGCGCCTGATGTCGTGGAAGAGGTGGATTATGAAACGCTGTTGGCAGAACGAAAGGCCACCTTTGTCTCGCTCTATCCCGAAGAGGAACGAGAGGCGATTGCGCGGACGCTGACGCTGGAGTCAGAGCCGATTGTGAAGCTCCTGCAGGAGAATGCCTACCGGGAAGTCATGTGGCGTCAGCGGGTTAACGAGGCCGCGCGTGCGGTCATGTTGGCCTATGCAGCGGGCAGCGATCTGGACCAGATTGGGGCAAACGCTAATCTTGCGCGTCTGGTGATCGCCCCTGCCGACGACACCACGTTCCCACCCACGCCGGCTGTGATGGAGTCCGATACCGATTTTCGTCTGCGCATCCAGCAGGCGCCGGAAGGGCTGAGTGTGGCCGGTTCGACGGGCGCGTACCAGTTCCATGGCCGCAGTGCCGATGGCCGGGTAGCGGACATCTCCGTCATCAGCCCGCAGCCGGCGAACGTCACGATTTCCGTACTCTCCCGGGAGAATAACGGCATAGCGTCTGAAGAGCTGATCGCTATTGTTCGTAACGCCCTAAACGATGAAGACATCAGGCCGGTTGCCGACCGCGTTACCGTCCAGTCGGCCAAAATAGTTGATTACAGCATCGAAGCATCGCTTTTCCTTTTTCCCGGCCCCGAAAGCGAGCCGGTACTCAACGCGGCAAGAACCCGGTTACAGGCCTATATCACGGCTCAGCATCGTCTTGGACGCGATATTCGCAAGTCCGCCATTTATGCCGCTCTTCACGTAGAAGGGGTGCAGCGGGTGGAACTGACCGCACCCGCGGCTGACATCGTGCTTGATGAAACCCAGGCCTCATGGTGCAGCCACTACAGCGTAACCGTGGGAGGGAACGATGAGTAACACCCGCCTTTTACCGGTTGGCTCATCGCCCCTTGAGGTCGCGGCAGCGCGCGCCTGTGCGGACATCGAAAATACGCCCGTTCCGTTGCGCCACCTCTGGAATGTGGATACCTGCCCGGCGAATTTGCTGCCGTGGCTGGCATGGGCATTTTCGGTTGACCGCTGGGACGAAAGCTGGCCGGAAGCCACCAAGCGGGACGTGATCCGCGCGGCGTGGTTTATCCATGCCCACAAAGGGACGATTGGCGCCGTGCGTCGCGTGGTGGAGCCGCTTGGCTATCTGATTAACGTCACCGAGTGGTGGGAAACCAACGATCCGCCCGGCACTTTCCGCCTTGATATTGGCGTGCTGGACACCGGTATTAACGAGGAAATGTATTACGAAATGGAGAGGCTGGTTGCTGATGCAAAGCCTGCCAGCCGCCACCTTATTGGCCTGAATATCATCCAGGACATTCCGGGTTATCTCTATACCGGCGCCTTGGGCTATGACGGCGACATCATCACGGTTTATCCCGGATAAGTGAGAGCACAATGACAGTGAAATATAAAACGGTTATCACCAAAGCCGGTGCCGAAAAACTGGCTGCAGCGACCGTCCCGAACGGCAAGAAAGTGAATTTTACGGCGATGGCGGTGGGTGACGGTGGTGGCACGTTGCCGGTGCCTGATGCCGGGCAGACGAAGCTGGTTAATGAAGTCTGGCGCCATGCGCTGAATAAAATCAGCCAGGATAACAAGCATCAAAATTATGTGATCGCGGAGCTGCTCATTCCGCCTGAAACCGGTGGTTTCTGGATGCGAGAAATGGGCCTCTATGATGACACCGGGACACTGATTGCCGTTGGGAACATGGCTGAAAGCTATAAGCCGTTGTTGGCGGAAGGATCCGGACGTGCGCAGACCGTGCGTATGGTCATCATGGTAAGCGACATTGAGTCAGTCGAACTCTCGATAGATACGTCTACGGTAATGGCGACCCAGGAGTACGTTGATGAGAAGCTTGAAGAGCATGAGCAGTCTCGTCGCCATCCTGATGCAACGCTAACGGCTAAAGGGTTTACTCAGCTTAGTAGTGCGACTGATAGCTCCTCAGAAGTGCTGGCGGCGACGCCGAAAGCGGTTAAGGCTGCTAACGATAATGCTAATGGCCGTGTGCCATCAGGAAGAAAGGTTAACGGACATATTCTGACGGAAGATATCAGTATCACCGCCCAGGATATTTTTAATACTCAGGCTGTGGAAATAGGTAATGCTGCTGATCTGAATGCCTACACCACACCGGGACTGTATTATCAGCCCTCAAACGCGCAGGCGCAAACCGGGAAAAACTATCCTGAGGCTGTTGCCGGGGCGCTTGAGATTTTTAAACACGCAGGTATTACGCAGGTTTACCGGATATACGTTGGATCTCGTTCATATATCCGTACGCTGTACAGCGGTATGTGGTCACCATGGACAAAACAGTATGATACCGTAAATAAACCCACCCCTGACGAGGTTGGCGCGGTATCAGCGAATGGCGGAGGTTATAACGGCACATTCAGGTTTAGAAGTGTGGGCACGCTGCCATCTGAAAGAAACACAGCGACACTTGTAAGTGCTCAGCCTGGTGTGGGTGGGATTGTCTCTGGCGCGGTGTTTGAATGGTATGACAATTCAATGGCTATCGGTCTGACGAGAGGGGGGGGGAACCGACGTTACCGGCTTCGCTATTTTGATGAATAATCATCTTCTGGCAACAGTTGCTCCTGATGGAGCGATTGCGAATAGTGGAAATATCTATTCAGGGCAAGGTGTATTTGAATCTGGTGGCAGAGTACGAGTTTACTCATCAAACAATCCACCCCTCAGCAGGATTTAAGCCCTTATGCGCGACAGGACTGGACACTGCAATACTTTGTCCGGGATGTTGCCCTGGGGGCGGAGGGAGCATTTACGATTGTAAAAAATGCCTGGCAGCGTGTGCCTCCTGGATGTGCTATGACAGGCTACAACTTTGAAGGTGATAACCCCGGTGGCGATACCATTTTCTATCGCCCAATTCAGAAGTACATGTCTAATATCGGATGGATTACCGTAGGTCATACAGCATGATTACCCTTAAAAATTTCATTCAATATGAACCAAAATACAAAGAGTTTTTGTTTAATGCTATATTTCTTCAGTCAGATGAGGGGCTTGACTGGTATTACCATATGTCACGATTTCAGCCTGAAACACTGAAAATTTGCTACGACAAAAATAATATTATTCGCTCTTTTAGTAATGATGCTGATCGCCTTTTTCCTCTGGGGATGTCAGTTTCAGAAGTCGATCCAACAGAAGTGCCCGAAGGGCTGAATATACACGGTGAGTGGGTATGGAATGACACTAAAATTATTCCACGCCAGTTGACCCGGGAGG